AAAATGTATATTTTGTATTTGTTTTTGTCCAAAAATCGAATTGTATTCTTCGATTTTTTGTACAAAGTAACAAGGGATATTGATGGATAGAAATCGCGCAGGTATTGTAGTTTCGTCCTCCATCATCTTTGTGAATGTGTCATATAGGATATGATAAAAGGGGGCATTTGAATCGTGTAGAAATCCCGTACATATGAGATATTTTTCCGAATTTGCATATCGACTCGTTTGGGGTTTGAAAATATGGACATGGCGATAAAAACTGGACAATATGGCAATAAGATCGATCGTATGTTGCATAAAAGAATCGAAGATTTTCACCACGAATGATCCGCCCTTCTTTTGCATACATAATGCGAAAGCGATTTGTGCGAATAATAGTCTCGCGATGGTTATTTCTTGGCTATTGAAATCGACGGAAAAATCGAATCCGCCGTCTGCCGTAATGAAATCCATGGACGATTCGTATTTCTCTTTACAATATACGAAATTTTCTATAGAAAGAATATTTCCCGTGTGGTCTTTTCCCGTTTCTATAAAAACATGGGGATTTTCTTTTAAAAAGTATTGCGATTTTTTCCAAGCGGGGATATTATTATCGTTTTTATCATCCAGTAAGGTCATCCCCACTACGACATCACTCTCAGATTTTCTATAAGACACTAATGCTTCTATGAATCCACCGGGACCTTCGGCCAAATGGAACGATTTGATGGGTGAACTATTCTCGGGCAATAAATTGTGAAATGTATGGATAATTTCATTCATTTTGAAAAAAGATCGAGAAAGAGGCTTATATTTCGAAACGCTCGTTTTTTTATGCGGAATAATGGAATGAATATATTCATAGGGATTCGTATATTTCTTATAAATATCCCATACCTTTTCTTGATGAGTAATTCTGCATTTTATATCATATAGATATCGTGAAATGGATTGCGATACAGCCACTTGCATTCCTTCGGTTTTACGCCATTTTTCACCGGTATCTAATAGTGGCGACGGTGTTAGACTACAATCGATCTTGTCATATAGGATTATATTTATTTTGGGTAATAAAAAATTCATTGTGCTATTTATTCTATGAATGTATTTCTATATGATTTCGTGCTACATTTTTATACTTGTACTGGTTCGGTGACTTCGGTCATTGATTTCTTTATCTTGTTCATTTTGTCCTTGATGGTCTTTTCCTTTGGCACCTTTACTACTTTTTCCTTGGGTTCTTTCGGTACTTTCGGTGCCTTCACTTTAGGTTCTTTGGGTTCCTTTGGTACCTTTGGTTCCTTTACTACTTTTTCTTTCGGTACCTTCACTTTAGGTACTTTGGGTTCTTTAGGTTCTTTGAGTGCCTTTACTTTGGGCGCCTTCGGCGCCTTGGTCGGTTTCGTTATTATAGCATCGGTCGTTGTTGTCGTCGTCAGGTCTTCTTCTGATAAACGTTCAAAATCGGCAACTTCGGTATTGATTATCTCTTCAATCGGTTCTTCCTCCGATTCTTCCTCCATACCTTTAGATTCGGGTATTTCGAGATTTTCGACAATAGTCTCGTCTTTTTTCTCGGTCAATGTAACTTTCGCATTTTTCAATTTACGAATACGTCGTTTAACGACCGGATCTCCACGCTGGACTTTTGCAATGGCCTCTTTCATTTCGTCGTCATAATCCTCATTATCTAATTCACTATATGACTGTAACAAAAGTTTGGACACCTTTACCGCATTTACATTCCGCATTTTGCGGAACACGAAATATCGATTCATGAACGAAAGACTTTTTTCATCATCCGTCGTTTCCATCGCTTTCTTGTAAAAGGATTTTGATCGCGGATTCAATTGGATCTCATTCTCCATTTGGTCAAATAGTTCCCCGAATAACCCCGAACCATTCGGTAATCCCATCTGTCTCGCTTCATTTCTCGTGACGAGAACGAATCCATAATGTTCCATCAATTCCACGAAATATTTGAAATTCACCAAGTATTCGCGAAATGGTTTATTAATCGTTTCCTGATATACACTTATAGGATATCCTACAGAAGATGCGTCGTCGGGAAACCCTTTTTCCCTATACATTTTCTGGATTTCACAAATACGCGGACTTGATGCCATCTTTCTCTGAGAAATGACCACACTTTCCCCCTCTTCTTTTCGCGAAAGAAGGTTGAATATGGTTTTCCCGTCATAACATGTTCCTATAAAATATCCTTGGAGACGAGTACATTCCGCCAGATTTCGAAGAAATCCGTGCAATGTACGTTGATTTTCAAAGAAATAATGCATCGCAAATTGACACGAACTCACGTGGAATCCCTGTTCTGCAACTCCATACCGATCATATACACCTTTGCCCAATATACCGAGATCTTTTGGTCCGGTACCGAACACGGCACGCGAAATCACCTTCTCCTTACTATCTTTATCCCCCGTAAATGCAGAACCGTCACGTATATTGAGCGAACTGTTGCCCTTGATAAACAGCGCACCGGGGATCCGTTTGCTCGTTTTACGGGCTTTCAAGTACCTCGCACATGCACCATCTACTGGATGTTCTATATTATCACGCGAAATGTCGATCCCAAAGACGAAATTCAAATTGCTATGTATCCATTTAGAAAGATCACCGGCTTTCCCCACGGAATAGTCAATGAGAATATCCCCCTGATTCGATACGGACTGTATCAACTTGTTTTTCACGTACAAGTTGTGGAAATTTCGCATGGCTTCAGTGGTCGATTCCACCTCTCGATTACGGTTGTAATAAACGTCGTCGTCTTCTACAACGGGAATATTTTCGCCCGTTTCAATCATTTCCGCCGTGATTTCATGGTGTATGGATTTCCAATTATTGTTTGCTACATGATACGCATTTCCGTAATTTTTCATTCCACGTAATAATTCCGCCGTCTTGTCGTACCTCACACGAATCGGGATCCATTTCCATCCGTGTTTCGCCTCTTTATCATACCGAAATTCTACAATCATATTTCCGTCGAAATATTCGCCAGTTTCGGTCGTCATATACTGCTCCTCCGAATTCGAAACCAATCGTATATTACATAAACTCGTTTCTGGATCATATGGATTCGACGGATAAAACGGAGCGGGATGGTAAGTATCTTCATTATCCACATCTTTCGGATCCGGTATTTTATCATGTATGAGATCATTGAACGGATTGATGAATCCATGTTTTTTCTCATCGAATCCGCACATTAAACGTATGACTTTATATTGAGAAATATCGTGCGATTCAAATACATTGTGTATCTCGTCTTTCCCCGTTTTATCCTTTACACATGTCACCAAGAAATCTACAGTGTTGAATTCGGCGGGTTTCCATTTGAACGAGAGATCCCATACACCTTTCGACAATTTGGATGCTTCTCCTATCTTTCTTGAACCCACCCCCGTATTGGACGGTGTAAAGATGAGACCGTCAGTTTCATATTCAAACATCCCGTCTCTTATATTGGAGAGGATAGTCGAACAACCCTGGAAAATGGTGACATCGTCACTTGTCATATAGAACGATTTACATTGGACGCGTAGGCGACAATTCGGGGTGATCGTCGGACGCTGATCCGCGGTTTTCCCCGTTTTCGTTTCTATCCACGTACCGGGTTTCGCCGGATTTTCCCGCCAGATCGCATTGTTCTCGGGGATGATCGATTTGACTTTCATGCGGGAAACGACTGCATTCAGGATGGGGAGTCGGTAATTCGTTTCCATCTCTTCTGTAGAGGAAGGCATGAATCCCTTTTCGCGGACACTTTTCCCATTCACATAGTAAATATCGAAACATGCAAAGAGGTTGATCCCTTGGTGCTCTTTATTCATCTTGATATGTTCTCCGTCAATAATGGTATTGAATACCGTTTTCTCCGAGGTGATGGATCCCGTGAAGATGACATTCATAGTCATATCTATAAGATAAATACGTCCTTTCCCGTCGATGAATAAGAGCCGGCGATCCCCGTCCGCCTTATCCGTCACCGTATAATTCGTACGTACATTTACGACGCCGTCCAAGGGTTCGCCTATATTTTCGAGTTGAAGCGTATTCGATTGTGGCCCGATGAAATCCGAATGATTCACTCTACGCGGTTGATATTTATCCCCGTGCAAGATGGCCATATAGGACTGTAGTGTGGAATTTCGTTCGCTGAATCTTATAGGATAACTCGTGCGTTGAATACCCCCCAGAATCATTCGACTTGCATGGTGAATGACCTTTATCACGTCTTCTACGGTGGTATATGGCGTCCCTGGACCGAACCGTTTATTGTCGAATTCCACTTCGATTTCGTAGGTGGGTGGATTGTTGAATACGTCTGCATCTTGAATCGTATATTCCGCAAAATAGAAATTCCCTTTGCGTTTGGAGGTTTTGATGATACTGAGATCGACGATAAAGGGCATATCGGGATGCTCAAATTTCACGCGATTCATACAACGGAACGTTTTTTTCGAATTTTGCCAATTGTGGATCGTATCCGCGGTTTGCTTCGTTTGTCCTATAAAGATTTTCTCTAGTTTGAAATCCACGCGGAAATTGTGATCGTAAAAATCGGCGGGTTTGACGTATTCCCCGTTTTTATATTGGGGGGATGTCTTTTGTGTAAAACTCAATTTATTTTGTCGGGTAGTGGGCATATTGAGGATCTTTGAAATGTCGTTGGTCCGGCAATATTCCTGTATGAGATCGAGTCCATTCACTTCTGCGCGCATATTGGATCGTTTTACTTCTCCACTTTTCGGATCGGTATATTCCGGTGTAATTCGCAATATATCCGTCCCATTTTCATTCGCCGTATGAAACCCGTTCGATCGCAATTCCTTGACGACATTATCATAGTCGATTTTAGATAGAGGGCGACTTTCTCTCGTATTTGTTCCGAACCGGATTTCGATTTCGTTCGTTTTTCCATCGGGTCGAAATACGGGGTTTCCATCTAAATAAAGCCCGATTATTTTCTCCAACTGCACTTTCGATAGTTTCGTCGCATCATTCGCCTTTTTTTCTTCGGTTTCATTATGTACATCAATGGACGTTATTTCCCTTTCCTCCATATCTTCGTCATCACGATTACGTTGATTTGTTGGTTCCGTCATATAAACAATATATAGTATGATTATATATTGTTTATTCTTGTAGAATCAATTTTTTTCTTGGAAAAACCCCTCTATTTTTGCGTATAGTTCCCCCTTCTTGAGTCCTATAGGATCAATCTTGAGACGCGACGCAATATTGACCAAATCGGGCAATTTGTACGCACCCTGACCACGCAAGGGTTGATACCACGTATTCCATTGGTATAATCCGGATCGATTGTCTTTGTCGGTCGCATCCCCCATATTCATCCTATAGGACAATCGTTTGTTGGGTTTTATATATTCGTATATGACACAATCCTTTTGTAAGACGTCGTCCCCCGATTCTTGGAAATTCTGGGGTTGGAATGTGATGTAACTCTGGCCATCGGCTTTCATCAATATGATGCGGATATTGTAGTAGATCGACATGGCAATTAGTTGTATATGACTCGTGGTATCTTTCGTGATAAAACATTCCGATATGATTTCTTGGATGAGCCCGTTCGTTATTGCGTGATTCCCCGTTTTCAAGATCTTGGGATTCTTTCTAATAGAATCCCCCATCTTTTTATTCTCTTCTAATCTACGATTCGCGTATTTTTGAATCCGGGTATATTCACCCATCCCATACTGGAAAACGAATATACACCAGAAAAGGGGATCCGGTTGATTCGGTGTAAAAGCGGTATTCACCGGCGGGACGACCTTATCTACCTTGACAGGAATCGCGGACCGAGGACCCGGATCCGACCGACCCATTATCACGGGTGTATGTACTATAGGAATCCCTAGTGCGACTTTGGCAGGAGGGGGGTCGAATGGAAATGATACGTTTTCGACATTTCCAATGCGAAAATGTGTAATACCTCGTTCTTTGGTGTAATACCACGAGGACAATTCGTCGATATTTTCTATAGGACAAATATCGAAGAGTACCTTGTTTAACCATGCACTACCTTGACCTAAATGAAATGGTGCATTTTGCAATTGCATAATCAATAACTATATATAGATATCCCGTAATCTTTATTCCCTTTTGTAGATTGATTTTCTTCAAAGTCTTCTACCGATTCATCCTTCACGAAAAAAGTGTTTTTCAAAAAGTCTTTTTGAGATTCTAATGGGATGAGTACATTCTCTTGATCCTGGATATAATGAATATAATTTTGAATATCGGACAAGGTATTTTCGGGGAGAAAGGTCAAATTGATATATACTCCGCTCTTATTTTCATTAATGACAATCGACGGATTCTTTTTAATGATTTTCAATATTTCTATATGATGGATTTTGTTCATCTTTTCGATGGCCAATTTAATTGTTTCTAATTCTTGTATTTGCATTGTGTATATAATATTATGAGATACGATTTTATGTTATTTGGCAAGTGATTATTCTTTGATATATCCTATAGTACAAATCGACGTATCATTCAATTCGAACCGACTCCCGATGAGATTCACCTTTATCTTTGCATTCTCCGTCACACTGTCAAATAGAGTATTATTTATATGATGATCGCGTGCAATGAATACGGTGATGGGTTCGTTTTCATCGTCGTCTATCACCTTGGCATGTATTCCTGCTTTGGTGATGGTTTTCACCGTTGCATTGACCACCGTCCCTTCTACGGGGTTGCATATCATACATTCAAATGTGGCGTGGTATTCGACTAAATGTCCATTCACTTTCCCAGAAGAGAAACTGATAATATGGATGGATTTCGGTTTTATATATCCTTCCACAATACATCGCCCCTCCACATTCGTGGAAATCGATCTTTCTAAATTCTGCTTTATATTCTTGCCGACATCGTTGATCGATAGGAATATCTTTCGCGTAATAAAGGACGGAATGTATACACCGAATACCTTGTCTGACTTTTGTTGTTCTCGTTTCAATACTTTTTCCATTATACTAATATATAAATCGTCATTATTTTTTATATCAATTTTTAGATTCGTTAATTGTCACTGAACATACCGATTAATCCATTTGCTAATGCTCCTCCTATTGCTTGGCCAAATCCCAGACCTAGACCAAATTTTGCACCAGATACACCAGTAACTTGCTGTTCTTGTTGCAGTTGTTGTTGCGGTTGTTGCATAACTACCGCTACGTTTTTAGAATTAGGATTCGCATTGTTTGCCCCTCCTTCTTTTTTATTTTTTAATGTTTTTTTCGCCTTTTTTATCGCTTTTTTCAGCATCTTTTTATGATATGTGTTTGTAACGAATATTTGTTTTGATAAATCACCATCGACATATTTCTTGTATATTTTTCCTTTGGGTGCATCCCCTTTCGATTCGACGTCTTCAATAACAAATGTAGTTTTATTTTTATTTATTGTCGGGCGATTCTTCAACCCTCGGAATGTTTTCACGGTAACGTTTTTCAGCGTTTTTGTCATATAGAATATATCTAGATTTTATCTACTCGATTGAGTATGGCAAATTCCGTCCCGAAAAACGCCATTTTCTCCCCTTCGTCCCGACGCAACAACATTTCTAAAATAACCGCAAAACCCGGTTTTTTGATATCGGTCTTTTCCACGTTATATATTGTTCTATGTGACAAATTGTGGATGATTCGAATGACGTCGATCATATTCATAAACGTACATTTTACCCCGTTATTATTTCTCTTTTGGGATAGATCCTTCACTTTGAATACCACCTTTTTCCCTTTGAACGATTGCATGAATCCGAAAATGGGGCGGATTTCGTCCCGTTTCACGATGAAATCGTCCATCTTTTCGCTAAATCGCATATAATCTTCCGGTTCCGTTTCCGACCATTTTTTCGGATCCTCTTTCGATTGGATGTATATGACTATTTTATCGATATTCGCCAAGACAACCCCCGTTTTACTCGCGTATATCACCATCCGTTTCTGGAAATAATCCTTCATGATTTGTTCTATAGGTGTAAATACGTCTTCCGACAATCGCGATAATAGGACGATACGATCCTCGAATGACAAACAATCGATCGCATGTTCGATCGCATATCGATTTATTTGATCTATCGTGAATCCGTGATTTTCCACCAATATATTCACTACAAATTGCGCCTGTTTAAACCAATTCTCTTCCGTCGATGTGATTTTCAATTGAGTATTATGCAAATGTCCCATTTCCTCTTTGAGTGTGTTGACAATCGCGTCATAATTGCGTTCTTCTTTCGCATCTTCTACTTGATCATTATGTGTTTCGAATGTTTTTGGGACATCCATGACTAAAAACTCGCGTTTATAATCGATGGGGACACTTCGTTCAAACGTCGATATAGTTTCATCCGTCAATTCCGCGGGTTGGAATGCATAATAATCCCCTTTGAGAATGAGCGAACCGCTTCTGCCATACGGATCTACGATATCTTTGATACGTGTAATCACATAGTAAATATGTTCTAGGGGGTATTTCGTGCGAATATTGATGGCCTGTATAAAATGCTCCTTTTTATATAAAATGCGTTCTTTAAAGAGTTCGCGAATCCGCTTTTCAATGGCCGTCACATTGTTCTGCATGAATCCCGTATTATACGTTTCCACGATTTCGCCTTCGGTGGAGGAAGGAGGATCCGTCGAACATGTAAATGCGCAATTGTCCATATAGTCACATAGATCCGTATGGGGTTTATCCCCCACTTTATAATTCACGGTTTTTCCACTCGAAAGAACGAGTTCGACGTCTTTATTCTCGGGCAATTCGTATAATTTCTCCTCCGTGAAATTCGTCTGGGCAATATTGAGATGACAATCCACCGCGATTTCTTTGAGGAGTCGTGTCACTGTCCCTATCTTTTTCGCCTTTTTCTCCGCCACGCGATATACATATAAATCCGCGGATTCTTCGGCGGAATCCAATATCGTCCCATGCATATATATCTCCACATTCCGTTCTTTGAATGGGAGAGCACAGTGACTTTGATTGCGCACACTGCGCCCGATGATTTGTTCTATACGACTCATATTGTACCACGGATCCATGATATGTACTTGGCGAATACATTTGAAATCAAGCCCTTCTGCCGCCGCTTTCGATATCAAAATGACTTTTACGAATTCCCCTCGGGCATTTTCTAGGGAAGATGCATATTTGACATCCGCCATATTATTCGGCGAAAAATCCTTATCCCCCGTAATCATGACATATCGCGCCTGGCGAAAGGGGACTTGCGATCCGTCGAGTGCGATTTCGTCGCGAGTCTTCATTGTAAGAGAGTCTATAGGACTAATGGGGGGTGGAGTATCGAATAAATTCTTGGTATGTCCCGCACTGCCGAATCGAGCGAATCCCATTTCTTCTAGTGCAAGGGCCATCGGAATGATCCCTCCGTCAATATATTGCGAATATACGAGGATGATTCCATTCGACCGTTTTATACAATCACATATTTCCGCGATTTTATGACTATACTTTCGAATTTCCCCCGGAGAAAAAATGCGTCCATATTGATGTTCGATCCCCTTTTTATATTTGAATCCGTATCTCAATGGATTCGGTTCCGTGACGGTTTTATAGGTCACTACATTGGACAATCCCGTTTTTCCAATAGAAGAAGATATGACGACATCTTTATTATCCGTCGTTTCAAAATGATCCATGACTTCTTCCAATTCTTCGGATGGGTAGATCATATTGAGTGATTCTATAGGACCCACCAGTAAAGTGTATCCGAATGAATCCAATTCTTCGAATGCGGGCATGTTTGTCGTACTCGTTTTCTCCATCATGTTCCGTATCATGGATGCGTATGCGCGAGACTGGTATTCTCCGATTCTTGTCATATAGATGGGAATATGTTGGATGGGTTCGACAATCACATTCTGGTTCATTTGTACTTTTGGATATTCAATTGTAGAGATAGTGTTTTCGGGGGAGAATATGTCGGGGTATATCCTATATGGAAATGTATATGGATTTTCCCCTCGAACATAGGACACGTAACCCGTTAACTTTCTATACAATAATTCTTTTCCACTTTCTAGCGGAGTACCATCTTTTGACGTTCTCGATTCTCTGTATGTTCCTTCTTTATCAAATACATCTTCTATTTTGATGGGTTCGCGTTTGTCGTTTGCATTGAGGAGGTTTGTGAGCCATACGATTTCCTTGTAACTATTGTACATGGGGGTGGCGGAAAGGAGTAGAAGACGCATATTCCGGGCATTCTTTGCGACATGTTGCAAAAGGGCGGCGGTTCGTTTTGTCCGATTGTCTTCCGCAGGATGTATATTCTGGACTTCATCCACGATGACGAGCCGGTGATCGAAATGTTGCCGGATTTTACGGAGTTCCGCTATTTTTCGTTCTGCATCGGTGAATCCTGCATCTACGGGGATCTGGATGTTTTTTGTGATGTAGTTTGCGAATTCGGTATATCCCATAAAATCGTAATGTGTATTGATAATGGTGCGGATTTGCGTAATCACTTTTTCCCTAGTGAGTCCTTTTAAATGTGTGGGATTAATTTCATCTATAAGACTATTTCCGATACAGGACCGCAGGTTATATTCTCCGTCTTTGAATCGCAATTTATCTTCGTCGAACAATTGTGTTCGAAAATTGCCTTGTACATTGGGAGATGCGACGACAATGATGCGTTTTACAATACCGATCTGTTTGGTATAATTCCGCATTTCTTCTGCGATTCCGATGGCACTACATGTTTTCCCAGATCCTAGACCGTGGTATAACAATAGACTATTGTAGGGGGTTTGGTAAGATAGGAAATTCTTGACGAATATTTGATGAGGCATGAGTTCGAATACGGCATTACATAAAAGATTGGATTGATCTTCTATGGGTAGAATATCCCCTATATATTTCGTATCTGCAAACTCTTTTCTCTTTGCTATTTTATTTGCGAAATTCGCGTCGTTGATTGTGGGATATAATTCGGCGATAGTATCATCCGACGTTTTACTTTCTTCATATTCTTGTGTTTCTCTTTCCATGGACGTTGTCGTTTCGTCATATAGATCCTCTTGTGGTACAGGCTCTTGTACGGACTCTTGTACGGGCTCTTGTACGGACTCCTGTACAGGCTCTTGTACGGACTCTTGTACGGGCTCTTGTACAGGCTCTTGTACGGACTCCTGTACGGGCTCTTGTAC